ACATATAAACAAATTATAAATATTATTATTAATCTTTTCTAAAAATTCTTTTTTGCTTGAACAATCATCAATACCACTAAATTCTGTGTTATCCTCTAGAAGAACTTTTATACCAATTTTTATCAATTTGTGATCATCAATCAATAATATTTTCATCATTTTTCTCCTCTATTATCATTTCTGTTTTAAATTTACACATAAGTATAGTTGCATACTTGTTATTTTTTAATAATTTAAATTCACCAGAAAAATCAAAAATTCTTTCCTGTATACCATATATTCCTAAACGTCCTTGTTTTTTTGCTAATTCCACACGTTCTTTAGTCAATCCTATTCCATTATCTGCAATAGTTAAAATTATATAGTCTGTATTTTCATATAATTTAATTTGTACTTCTGTAGCACCTGAATGTCGTTTTATATTTGATAGTGATTCTTGTACAATACGATATAATGTAATATCAAAGTTATTATTTTTACCACCTTCATAGTTAGAATAGAAATTGACATCTATTCCATATAAATTTTTATAATCCTCAACATATTTCGTAATTACTTCACTTAAACTTAATTCCGCACTAGGTGGTCTTAAATTAACAGCAATATTTCTAATATTACTTAAGCTATTTTCTATTTCAGACTGAATCAATATTAATCTGTCTTTTTTCTTTTTATCACTTTCTTTTTCTACTAAATTACTTATAAGAAATAATAAACTAGCTAGAGATTGGCTTACTTCATCATGAAGTTCCCTTGAGAGCATTTTTTTCTCTTCTTCTTGAATTCTAAATATTTTATTCAATAGATAATTATTTAATTTCTTATTCTTTTTATTATTTTCAACCATTTCATTTATAGAACTAACAAGAACATGAAAATCCCTACTATAATTGTCTTTTTCAATTTTAGTCCTATAGTCACCCTCACGTATAATTTCATCTGTTACTAAAGTCAAATCTTGAACAGGTTTTTCAATTAGTTTAGAAACATAATACGCAATAACTAATAACATAACAAATACTATCATATTTAGAATTAATATTCTTAAAAATTGACTATATGTTTTCATATAAATATCTTTTGTATAAAAACCAATTCTTATATAACCAATATTAACATCATCTATAGATGAAATATATTCTAATAACTCACCTTTTGAACTTCTATATTTTTTAAAATTATTTAGTCGTAATCAAGCCGTCTGGCTCTACTGTGAACTCTGGCTTATCTGCCATTGTTCCGTCTGCCTTGATGTAGTACCAGCCTTGACCTGCTCTGACGAATTCATTAGATACCATGTTTCCGCCCTTACTATCAAGGTAGTACCAAGTATCTTTGTACTTGACCCAGCCCGTCTTCATGGCACCTTCTACATCGAAATAGTACCACTTCTCAGCGATTTTCTTCCAACCTGTCGCCATTTCTCCTGAGTTATCAAACCAGTACCAGTTGCCGTCTGAGTGCTTCTTCCAGCGGTCTACAAGCATGTAGCCTGAGCCGTCAAAGTAGTACCAAGTTCCGTTGATTTTCTCAAACTTGTCTTTTGGATAAGAGCCGTCTGAGTGTACATACCAATAGCCTGTATCATTCTTCTGCCAGCCTGTTTCAGAGCCTAACCCGTTCTCAATATCTCGCTTAAACTGTTCACGGCTAACACCCCATTTCGCAAGATAAGGATACGGGTCAACGTGATCGCTACTGTTATCCGGCTGGTTATTGGTACAGTATTCATGCGTTTTGATACCTGCCAAGTCGTCTGTATCAAGAGTTTTAGGCAAGCCTGCTTCATCTGCTAAGTTTCGCAACAATTCGATATACAGGCGGTAGTCTGTCATGAACTCTTCTTTAGTTGAATGGCTTTCAATCAATTCAACTGCTGCATAGGCCTCAGCATTCCAACCGCCACCAACGTCCCACATTCCCTTGTTTACAGGACCTACCTGCATAACACGGCCATTTCCAACGATATGAGAAAAGAACCCAAGTCCAGGGTCCTTTCTATAGTGGTAGTCCGCCTCATTTTGAGCAGTTGAGTTGCGGTTGCCTGTTGAGTGGGCATGTACTTGACGGAAAGGCTCAAACCCAACAATCGGCAAGTCTGTACGTAGTCTGCTTGTATCGATATCCATTACTCTTCCCCTTTCCAAGCGTCGTTCATCTGCTTCACAGCTGACTCTACAAAGGTGTCTAAGTCCTTGTCAGTCATGCTGATATTATATTTGGTCAGCTCAGCTCGGACTTTATCACGAGCTTGCTCTAGCTTTTCATCACCCTTATAGCCTGTTTCAGCTGCGACCTGCTCCACGGCATGAACCGCATTTTTAGCTAAGATTTCAGCGATTTTTACCGCTCTTTCCCCGCCCTCTTTGATGAGGTACTCCTTGAACGCTTTAACTGCGATAGCAAGCAAAATAATTGCAATGCTTACTGCTCCGTTTGTGATAATTTCATTAATTTGTTGCATTTATTATTCTCCTTTATTTTTGTCATCATCGTTCTCAAGCAATCGTTGGAATGCTTTCAAGATTGGCTGAAAAAGAGTGACATTTCCTTTTAATTTGCGATAATTCTCAATGAGTGATTGAAAAGTAAATGCGATGTACCCGAGATAGATCGAGTACAAGAATGCGAAGCCTGTCTTCTCAGGCAAGAGTACAGACATCGGGATGAGGATCATCAGTAAAAGGACCCCTAGAATTTTGCGAAGGAGTCCATTAATACCGATTTTGCTCTTATACTCGATGTCAGGATTTGCGATAGCAGCAATTGTCCCTGTTACAAAATCAATGATTTCCATTGAGACAATCAATGCCAGAGCGTACAAGACCAGACCATCTTCAGTCTGGACGACGCTTCGGAAAAAATTGAAAAATTCAATTTGCATACACACCTCCTATTCTTTAGGTTCGTACTTCCATGCTGCGCCTGTTCCGTCCATTTCAAGACGACCGTTTCGGGCAAAGTCGCTGACAGGTTCGCCGTTGTAAGTGAATTCACGGTTAAGCTGAATCAAGATACGTTTACCTTCTCCGTCAACCTCAACATGAGCCGGGTCTTCAATGGTAATCAAGTCGTGCGCCATGTAGCGTTTACCAACTTCAGCAAGTGGAATCAACTCAACCAATTCCTTGTAGTTGGTTCCATAGGCGATTGTCTTGCCTGCCACAGCATTTAAAACGACCGCATGGATGATTTTCCCATAGCGGTCGGTTTCAGCTTTGTTATGCTTAACTTCTTGGTCTGTAGCCGTTTGTTTAGCCTTTGTCTCAGCCAATTCCTGTTCTGCTTCTTGAAGCTTGGCTTGTGCTTGCACGATGGCGCTCGTTGGGTCAAGCTCTGTGCGGATATGGTCTAGCACTGCTTGAACCAAGGTCGCTTCATTATCCTGTGTATGATCGCCTGGCAACTCACATTGCTCATAGCTATAGCGTCCGTTGTTTTCCATCTTGATTGCGACAACTGTTGTGTTTTCTGCGCCTTTCAAATAAGGTTTGATAGCTACTTCGTAATTCATTAGTTAGTTCCTTTCATTTTAGCTTGTGTTTCTTCAAATAACTCTTTTAGAGCTGGGTCATATTCTAGGACCTTTTTCATCGTATGCAATTCGCTTGCTGCATACAAATAAAGAGCCTCATTCTTAGCTGATACTTGCTCACTGACTGCTAACTTTTCAGTCAGCGAATCAAGTGTTAACTGATTCACTACTGCGTCCATGTTGTTATTCATGCTATTGTTTTCTCCATTTTTTCTATTTTTTGGTTTAATTCTTGAATTGCCTTGATTAAGTAAGGTACCAATTCAAATGTGCGATATGAGTATGCACCATCAGGGTTTTCAAAAAATGCTTCAGGGGCATATTTCTGGACATCTTGAGCCATGATACCACATGAGATATCTTCAACTTTACCATCGTACTCTTTACGGTAGCTATATGTCTTCAGTTTTTCAATAACATCTAGACCAGATACTTGACTATCTTGGATATTTGATTTATAACGACGATCCGAGATTCTTTTATTCATCTCAATCCAGTCTCTACCACTGTTACCTTGCCTATCCAAATATAGCCACTCACCACCTTGTGAATTATCTTTCCATAATTTGTTGTATATAGGTGAGTAAAGCCACTCGCCGCCACTATAGGTAATACGACCAGACACCCTCAAACTACCATTTATCACTGCTCCATTTGAAAACGACGGTTGACTATAAAAATTCACTGTTGATCTATTCGAAAAGTCGACCTTCCCGTGAAAATCCGCTCCGTTTCGGCAATACATATTTCCTGATGTTGTTACATACCAGGCATTGGGACCAGGATAGTTCCAACTGTACCCCCAATTCGCCCAAAATGCAGTATTTTCGCCATTGTAGCTTCCTCCTTCACCATTCCCCATGCCAACTGAGAATTGGTTGATACCAGAAATCCAGCGACCTCTTCCTTGGTCAAAACGCCCAATAGTGAATCCACCAATCCTTCCTTGATAGGCTTCCAGGAATGTTGATCTAGAAACGACTGACTCGACTTTGGTCGCAAAAATTTGTTTAGAAGTTAGTTGGTCAATAAATGCTTCATTTGTAATCATTTTCCTAATAAACGCATTATCAAATCTCACTTTATCAGCCGTGACCGCTTCAGCGTCTAATATCTTAGTCGTGACGGAACCAGATTCAAAATTTGCCGTTTTCAGCTTATCAACCATAGCAGACTTAATAACTGCGTTGTCAATCAAGGTTTCTCCAGTGATATGGGTCAGTTTACCAGTGATACGGTTGTGCCCGGTAGCACCTAGATTGATTCCAGAAATGATATCTCCAGCTGAATTGATGTTCTGAACGGACCATGAGTCAGCAAGTTGTCTTTGAACAGTTTTCAGACCTTCATTTTTTGCCACCTCAACCTGAAATAGCTGATTGGTCATGGCCATGCGAGCAACCTTATCCGCAATCCCGTTTTCAGTATTGCCTAAAATCCGCTCATAAAGCTGACTGGTTTCTTTGACACGCTGGAAGTCAGTAGTCTCTACTTTTTGTGCTAGTTGATTGGTCACATTCGCAAATTGGCTGTCAGCATTATCCTTGTTTGTAGCGACCTGAGTCTTTAAATTTGAAATCTGATTATCTGTGCCTTGTTTGTTACTGTTTATCCGATTTGAAAGATTTGAAATCTGAGTAGTAGTGCCTTGCTCACTGCTTGTAAGTCTATTTGATAGACCACTGATTTGACCGCCCACATCTTGCTTATAAGTAGTTATCTGACTTGAAATATCCGTGAACTTACCATCTACAGATTGACGATAGCTAGCGATTTGACTAGCGATGTCTTTATTCGCACTAGTTTTAACAGCTTCAATCTTCTGATTGATACCCTTCACATCTTCTTGATAAGTCGCTTTGCCTACATAGTCCTTCGCAACTAGCTCACGTACAGCCGTCGCTTGTTTTGCGCTTTCCTCACGAGTGTAACGCTGTAAAGCTTCCTGTCGCTGACCGTCTTTATTGACATATTCCTGAACAGCTGATAAGTCAGTCCGCAAGCCCTGAGCTGTCCGCTCAAAAATAGATTTAGCTTCAGTGATAAGGCCGTCAGTATCCTCAGGCGCAGGACTCCAGTCAGTAGCAACATTACCTTTCTCAACCTTTACGTCCCAAACGCTTTTGGTTGCTTCTCTATGATAAGTGTTAACGCGTAGATGATAGATACCTGTCGGCTTATTCCAAACGATTTTCGTTCCTGTGGTACCTGTCTTGAGGTCCGATACAATTTGATAATTTCTGACATCCTTGTCCATAATCCAAAGAACTACGTTGTCGGATTCCTTATTCTCGTGAAGAGCCGTAAAGTTCCCGTCTGTTTTAGCAGAAACAATATATTCCTGCCCCTGTTCCATGTAAATAGACGTATTTCCTGCATACAGAATAGCGTTATCAAAATTAGCTGGCTTCCGATCTGGAAGAAAAGGTCCTTTTGAGCCTTTCAACAAGTTAGTTCCACCAACCCGTAAGTTTGAAAATTCTTCTCGCAATTTCCCGGCTTCAGCTGTAACCAGAGTCTTATCTGCTTTATCCTTAGCTACGTTCATGATTTCTTGTTGGATAGATCCAGCCCGTACCTCAAATTCGGCCTGACTCAATTTCTGATCTAGCTTGTTCTGCGTGCTTGTTTCAAGGCTCTTCACAGACTGCCTGATATTTTCAGCAGTCACGTTTAGTGAGCTGATATCCGCTTTGGTTCTCAATCCTTCAGTCAGACGGCTCACACCAGCGTCTAGTGCATCAGCGCGCTGCCTGAAGTTAGATTCAACGGTTGAGACACGGTCTTCCTGGTCTTCATACGCTGGTTGATAGGCTGGGAAATAATTGCCAACCGATAACGTAGCGTTCTCAATGACGACTTGGAGACCAGCCGGGAAGCCAAAATTTGTACCAAAACGGATAAAGACATTGTTAGTCTGATAGGTTTCAGAAGAGCTAGACAAGTCAATTGTGAATTCAAAATGTTGACGTTCGGTAGTCCCACCTTTAAACGTGAGTTTATAGCCATACCACGGATGGGCGCTAAAGTGAACATTGGCTTGTGTATCACTTGTTAAGGCAACAGGGAAAGTCACGTCGAAAGATAAGCGGACATAATCTCGCTTGAATCTATCATTATTCTTCCAAAAATCAGGAACGATGAATGTTCGATAGTCGTATGTCGCTTGATCTCCTGTAGTAAACGTCCTTGAACGTGAATTCCTGAAGTAATTCCGTGAACTACCAACCTGCACACTCGCTATCTTACTAGCTAGCTCCTCGGCTGTCTGTGTGAGTTCTGACTTGCTTGCCTTACCGTTGGTCAAGTTGGTCAGTTCTGACAGTCTGCGTGTCGTCGTCTCCTCATACGTCGCTTGCGCTGACTTCACACCAGCCAGTTCTTTTTTTGTCTGAACAAGTGCTTCAACTTGCTTGGCAATCTCAGCTTCAGCCTGTGCCTGCTTCGGTCGAATATCGTTTGCGATAGTTCGTTTCAGAACGTCCAAATCGCCCAACAAAGCCGTCTGAGTGGTCGTAGTCTGTGACTTAAACGCTTCAAGTCTAGCAACAGAATCCAGCCCAATCTGCTTGGCTTCCTGAGCAAGCAAACTACTTGCACCAGCGTTTTTCAATGCTTCCTCAGCCTTGCGCTTGGCTTCTTTCAATGGACCATTGTCAAAGCTGTCGAAGCG